CCCCAAAGGCGTTGTTAACGCTGAGGGCCACTGATTGTGTGATCCCTCGGAGGTTCTGGAGATTCCCTCTCCCGTTTCTATTCTTTCTCTTTCCATTTCCGTTCTTTCCATTAGAACGTGATTTCTTGGTGTTGTTCATGTTGATGTGATATTGGATCCCGCCCATCAAGCGCGACTGTACATCCGTGGAAACCAGGTCACCCTGGCTCTCCCGTGCAGTCTGTCGGCATTTAGCTGGCATCTCACCCAAGGGGTTTCCCTTCCCAGGGGAATTTCGAGACGCAGGAGCACTTAGCACGGAAGTATTGAGTGTTAGAAGCGCGATCACATCTCATCGCTAGGGTACGACTAACACACCGTTTTGGGAGATTTAATTCCATGGACCCAATTTAATATTGATCTGTGGAGAGGAATCCGGATGGTATCAATTTCCGGGTACCCTCATATTCCATCAGACGGACGCGATCTGGACTGAAGATCGCCTTTCTCTGCTCACGCCAGTTCCTTGAGCGAAACCTGTCCATGGTTTCTCTCTTCGGGTGTTTGACTCTCAGATCACTCTGAATGTCTATACCCAGCCTGGCTGCAAGTGGAGGAAGACTCCAAGTCGTATCACGTAGGCCAACAACACCTTCTTCGTACGGACCCATCTTGGGTTGAACGATATACTTCGGGTTGTGGAAGTCACGGGGCTTATCATCTGGACGTTCCTGGATCAAGGTGATCTTATGGAACTCATCAGGATGTTGGCGCAGCTGGTCATCCATGAAGGAGGCGAAACGTCTCTGGAAGGCAGTCGCACGGATCTCACCAACAGGTGTGAACCCAAGACCACCCTTCAGGGGAGTAATGAAGAGGTTATATTTACCCTTCTGGGTAATCCGCTCGATCACCTCACGGTGATAGTGCAGAAACCTCCTCTTCGCTCTTTCTGGATCAAGGGAAAACTTCGCTATTTCATTGAAGTAGTCCCAGACCGGCGCCAGCTTAACGCCCATACGTCCAGTTATCTTTGATTGACCAGTCAAAAGACCGGCATTCAAAGAACCTTGTCGGTAGAACTGTCTCTTCTTC